TGGCACGCCCGGGTTACAAGGCGCTGGTGAAGATGAGCGGCGATGGCGTCACTGCCACCGCACTCGCCGTTACCTCGCTCGGCTCCAACCGCTACCAAATTACCGATGCCACCAAGCGTGTACTCCACCCAACTGCATCGGTGGTTGTATCGGCGGGCACGATCGCAAACGTTGACCGTCTCTTTGGTATTATCACAACCACAGGGCCTGTCACGTTTACTACGAACGTCACCTACTTGCCGATGTCAACGATTCTTGAAGCGAATACGTACTCGTATTCTCTCACGGCCAACAACCTCGTCAACAACCCATTCGGCAACCTGTACACGCGTCGGACACAAGGACAGAAGGACGTGACAGGTTCACTCGGTCACTTCTATCAGCCACTCGACCCGTTCTTCCGCAACGTGCTGGAGGACGAGACGAAGATGGTGTTGGAGTTCTTCTCCAATGCCGACCTCGATGGCCCGGACTTGCGTGTCTGGTGTATCGGCGCCAACACTGACATCAGCGGCCAGTTTGACGGGCTCGTAGATGAGTCAATCAACTTCGAGTCCATCATTGACATCAACGGACGGTCAGTGTCGTTCGGCGTGTAAACAACAAGTATTAATGTCAACCTACCGGCAGGGAGAAACTGAACATGGGCAAGAACGCAGAGAGTGTCGAGGGAGAGATTGAGCGGAGGGTGCTACTGACGCGCCAGCAGATCATCGAGTCAGACGACATTCCGACTGAAGACGTGCTGGTGCCAGAGTGGGGTGGTGTCGTGTGCGTCAAGGGGCTCAGTGGTGAGTCCCGAGATGCATTCGAGTCGTCCATGATCAAGCAGCGCGGTGACAGCATGGAGACGAACACGCGCAACATGCGCGCCCGCCTCGTGGCGCTCTCAATCGTGGGTGAAGATGGCACTCTTGTCTTCTCGACGGCCGACGTAGATGCTCTGGGCCTGAAGTCATCGAAGGCGCTGGATCGGGTGTTCGCCGTGTCTCAGCGGCTCTCCGGTCTGAGCAAGAAGGATTCGGATGCGCTGGCGGGAAACTCCGAAGCAACTCCTTCCGACAGTGGGTTTACTTCCTAGCGGAGACGTTAGGGATGACACCAAGAGAAGTGTTGCTGGGTCACACTTCTCTTGAACTCACGGAGTGGGTTGCCTACTTCAAGGTAAAGAACGAGCAGACAGAGCGACGAGCCGTGGAGCGCGACACAAAGCGCAAGGCTGAGCAGCCATCCAAGGCACGAAGGAGATTCTGACCATGGCCCTGTACCTTCACAACGTGAGGAGGTGACGGGGCCGTGGCGACTCTAGAAGACATCCTCATCCGGTTCCGTGGCGACTCTTCTGGATTCGACCGTGCTGCCGGCAGAGTTAGCAAGACACTCAGTAACATCGGCCAGATTGGTGCAGGTATTGCAGTTGGCAACCAGGTTAGCAACATGCTCTCGTCTGTCACAGATTCTATTAGTAGTGCGTTCATCGGGTACAACTCGCTGATCCAGCAGACGATGATCGGGTTCGAGACAATGCTCGGATCGGCTGAGGCTGCCAAGAGCATGTTCTCAAACCTTGAAGACTTTGCTTCGACCACTCCGTTTGAGATGGAACCGTTGTTGCGCACGACGCAGCAGTTGTTCGCGATGGGCACTGCTGCCGAAGACGTGATCCCGATGCTCACGTCTATCGGTGACGCCGTTGCTGCGCTTGGTGGTGGTGGCGAAATGATGGGCCGCATCACCCGTGCCTTCACGCAGATGCAGGCCAAGGGCAAGGTGTCGGCTGAAGAGATGATGGCGTTGGCCGAGGCGGGCATCCCTGCCTGGCAGTACCTCGCTGATTACATGGGCACCACGATTCCAGCAGCGATGGACGAAGCAAGTACTGGAGTCATCCAGGGCGCTGGTGCCGTGCAAGCAATCCTCGCCGGGATGAGCAACGACTTCGGCGGCATGATGATTGCGCAGGCTGGAACATTCGAGGGTGCGATGAGCACCATCACGGACACCGTGAGGCAGGTGGTGGCGGGAGCGCTGAAGCCCCTCTTCCTGGAGTTAGCAAGCGGATCGGTAGCGCTCGCTGCCTTCTTGTCGTCGGACAAGGCTGCAGCGTTCGCCACGAACATCGGTAATGCAGCAACTTCGATCTTTAACCTGTTGAAGAATAGCGTTGTGCCCGCCATCATGGAGATGGTTGAGGCTGCGCAGATGGCGTGGGAAGTCGCAGGTGGTTTCTTCACCGATATTGCCAAGATCATCGGTGGATTGCTCCTTACCGCCATCATTGGATTGGCCAAGGTATTTCAAGGCATGTTTGCCTTGGTGTCTGCCAACCAGGTGGTGATGCAAGTGCTACTTGCAACACTCACTGCAATGGCCGTGCTGTCGTTTCTCAAGTTGGCTTCCGGGTGGTTGCTCTTTGCCAAGACTTTCATGGCTACGAGCAACGCTATCCTCGTGCGGTTCATTGCGCTACAGCGTGCCATGGTCACGTTTATGGGCATGTCGAACATGGCCGCTGGGTGGGCCGCCTTCAAGGCCATGGCGGTGGGAGCGCTGACATCAACGAACGTCGCTCTCATTGCCGTCGCAGCAACGGTTGCACTCATCGGGTTCTTGTGGATGCGTTCAAGGCAGGCAGCGCAGAAGCGCGAGCGCGAGTTGCGCGAGCATGTAGAAGAGACAACTAGCGCTATCCAAGAGCAGTGGAACGTGATTGAAGGTGCACCCGTTCCGTCGCAGATTAACCAGTACAGCAATGAGATCAGTCGGCTCACGAGTGAGATCGTCACGCTTGACAGAGCATCAAATTTGTACCGACAGACGTTGACTGCACTTACGAATCGCATCAACACCGGCGCGAGTCTGTCGCCCGAGCAAGTTGTTGTTGCTGAAGAGTACGGGTGGGATTACGACGCTATAGAGGATGCAGCCGAAGAGTACGAGGCTTCTGCCACTGGGACGTTCGCTGCCGTTGAAGAGGCGACAGCCCGTCATGCTGCGGCGTGGACTGAGTACACCGACAGTATCACCAGTGACATCGAGACTCTTGTTAGCGACTCTGTAGCCGCGTATCAACGGGCCGCTCTCATGGGTGGCAGCATGGCCAACGTCATGCAAGCGTTCGGTTTCGATGAAGAGATGACTGACGAAGTCACTGGTGTCTTCAGTGGAATGGTTGATTCGTTCATTGATAGTTTGCACGAGTACGGGAATGTACTGGAAGCAACTGCTCAAGAAGATGCGTACACGTGGGATACCATCGTTGCCAATTATCTAGAGCGTGGCCAAGTGATACGTGATTTCGCCAACAATCTAAATTCACTTAACGTGGCGGGGATCGCTCCGCAGATGCTCCAAGAAATCATGGACATGGGGCCAGAGGATGGCGCACCGATGGCGCAGGCTTTGGTAGACGCTATCGCTTCAAATGTTGATGTAACTGAAATAATCAACGCTCTTGAAGCACAGATGACTTTGGAGGACATGAACCTGGCTGAAGTCGGCCGAAACATTACTGACGATTACGGCGCCATGACCGTGAGTCAACTCTACGATCCGCTTGAAGGGCTAATCCCTGGCCAAGCCACTACCGTGGCGAATGCTATCAGTACAATGATGGATGAAGCAATCAGCCAGTATGAACCAGACGGCGAGGAAGACGCGCAAGCGATTGTTGACCTCTTCGTTGTTGCGATGGATGCCTACATGAATGCGGCTGGTGCGACAGGTGACGTCGGTGGCAGCATCGCGAACATGATGGACACGGTTAGTGCCACACAAACGCTTGTCGAATCCAGCAATTCGTTGGGTGAACAACTTGGTGAATACATCATCGCTGGCTTGGACAGTGCGATGGGTAATTGGATTCCCAACATCGAGGTTCCGCACGTCAACGTGACAGACGCTCAAGGTCCAGCGCCGTCTCCACCGGGTCGTCCGCATACCGGTACGTACGTACCACCAGCGTTCAGTGGCGACCGCTCCGCCGGTGCTTCCGTGTACATCGAGAACCAGAACATCAACAACGGGGTTGATGTGACAACGGCCAACCAGGAGATCGCTCTCAGCAATTCAGGGACTGGTGGATGACGCAAGTACAGATCCTCTCAGTACAGACAAGCACAACCGTCAACTTCAACACTGGAGCGGCCGGTGGTGTCGAGTACATATGCTCCCAGGTAGAAGGTTGGGACGCAGGTGACGTGCGTATGTCGGTGCTTCCGCTCGTCGGACTCGATCGCGAGGTTGTGACCGAAGCCAAGTTGGCAGCCCGCTCGCTCGGTATCTCGGGCGTTGTTGAGTGCACCAGTGAGGCGCTCATGTGGACGGCATGGAATACGTTGCTCAATGCGTTTGAGTCCGTAACAATCAACGGTGAGTTGCGAGTGTGGGAGTCAACGACAAAGTTGTGCTATGTGCGGCGCAACCGCCCGCCACGTTTCACTAGGTTCCACCAGAACAAATTTGGTTTCACGGCGCAGTTCATCGCACCGGACCCGCTGAAGTACAGCAACCCTCTCCACCTGGACGAAGCACCAGGTGTGATCGTCAACGAGGGTGATCGCCCGGTCGTACCTTCGGCCATCTACTTTGGTGAGTGCGACAGTCCTGTACTGGCAAACGAGAACGGACAGTACATCGGGTACACAGGTCACTTCGATGACCTGATGGTGTACCCGCGACAGGGGTATGCCACCGAGGCTGGCGAGTTGACCGACCGTCAAGACCCCTACTCGGACTTCTTTCCGCTGCGTCCTGGTGCCAACGGACTGTTCGGAACGCAATGCGTTGTCGAGCACCGGTGGGGGTGGGCGTAGTGGCTACGTGGACTGTGCGGCGGGTCAACATGTCTGGTGCTATTCAGCGCACCTACACAGAAGCATCGGTCGAAGAAGTTGCGTGGGAACTCAACCAGCCTGGAACTGCGCGCTTCAAGATCGGAGCGCTAAGTGCTTTCTCTACCGAAATCGCCATGCTCCAGGAGTTTCAGATTCTTCGTAACGGGACACTGATGCACTGGGGTGTTGTTGTAAATATCAACGACACCATAACCGAACGCACAATCGAGATGTCCGGTGTAATGTGGTACTTCAAGCGTCGCTTCATCGGCAAGGCCAACCGTACTAATCACATCGGCAACCCTGGTTTCGAGTCTGGCTTGAGTGGGTGGACGCAAGGTGGTGCTGGCAACGGCACGGGCTCGTTCACGCCTATTGCAACTTCGCACAACATCAGGCTGGAGAACAACAACTCGTTGCGAATTGTACAGACGGGTTTCGAGGCAGACGATCCGGAACAGATCTTTCCAATTGACGAAGATCTACACGCTCCGAACCAGTACATGTTTCAATGGCTGTTCGACCGGGCTCCAGCGTTCTACACCATCAAGGGGTGGTTCTTCATCCACGACGGACCAACGCTTGTTGGTAGCCCGCCACACAATTACCGGTGCAAGGCGTGGGACCAGCGTGGTCTACATGTCGAGGCGTGGCACAACGCTCCGCCTGGCGATGACGGACCGTATGCATCAGCAACGTTCCCTATCAACGATGACTCCCCGAGGAACACGTGGGTACGCGCTGAGGTTGCTATCACGCTGACAGGCCCGGCCGACGACCTTCTCGTGTCTTTGTACGCTCCACAGGGTACCGTCTACTGGGATTCGACGGGTGTGTTTCTCATGGAGTCGCTCTCGTTTCCGTACGGCACCGATCAGCGCAACATCGTGCACGGCATCGTCACCCACGCTCAGGACACGGTGTACGGAAAGAGCAGCCTCAACATCGGAGTGGGTGGTGTTGCCACACCTATCCAGCGGGAGATTGCTTACCAACACGCCGACCACGAGAACGTCTTCTCGTTGCTTCAGGAGTTTCCAGGCATGGCTAACGGCATGGACATCGACGTAGTCATCACCCCAACGACCCGTGTCTTTACGACGTACTACCCGCGCAAAGGATCAACGAAGACGACGTACAACCTCACTACCGAACGGGTGCATGGCTTCACCGCTCACGGTGACGGCGAGCGCATCACCACGTCCATCGTTGCACTGGCAGAGGGTGATGGTCCAGACCGTGAAGAAGGTGGGTGGATCGACGCAGCGTCGTTGGGCGGGCTCATCCTTGAAGACATCATCTCCGTCGAATCTGACGTACTGCCGTACCTCACAGGCTTCGCATTGAACGCTGTCAACAGCAGGAAGCGACCCGATCAGTCGTACGACTTCACAACGAGTGACGCAGCTTTCCCTGGCACTCCGTCGGTGGTTGAGAACTTCTTGGTCGGAGACGTGTGCAACATCAGCGGGGCGTGGGGCGCTCACGTTCTCTCTTCGCAAGCATGTCGTTGTGTACGGAAGGTACTCAGCGCTGGAGATGACACGGTGATGTTGACCATGAACCGGGAGGGATGATGCCTGCTGGCGACGCAACAACGTATGACGTGCCCAACAACGTCACTCGGTGGCTGCGCAGGCTCGATCGCGACATGCACGAGTTGCGTACTCGGGCGAACCTACTTGGAATCACGAGGCTCGCCAACGGCACTATCCTCATTCCTGGTGGTGTGCAGATCGGTGGTGGCTCCGGTGGCGGGGCTGGCGTTGTGCTCCACCCAGTTGCACCTGGTGCTCCAACTTCGTTGGCTGCAACACCCATCACCAACCGTTCAGGTGGCTTGTGGGTTCGGTTGTCGTGGTACTACCCTGACACACCAGGTGCTCACAATGCAGTCGGGCTCTCGCACTTTGAGGTGCAATTCAAGCGGAGCGCCAGCACTGCGTGGTCCAGTGGCGGATCGGTGCAGGAACTCAGCATCGAAATTGGACCGCTGGTTCCGAGCACAACGTATGACTATCGAGTTCGTTACATCACAGTGCTCGGGCTCGCTGGTGAGTGGGCGACGCTCACTGCTCAGAACTCAGGTGTTGATTCCACCATCCCTGGCAATGTTCCACCTGGCTTCGTCGTCGTACCGCTCTTCCGCGCCGTGCTTGTGTCGTGGACCGACGTAGCAGACCTTGACGTAGCCAAGGGTGTAGGGCTCTATCGAGTGCAGGTTGCTTCCAACTCGACGTTTACAGTCATCGTGCAGGATGTGTACGTGGCTGGCGAGGACCAGGTGATCGGCGGACTTCTGCCTGACACCAACTACTGGATTCGGATGAAGGCGGTTGATACATCTGGCAACGAGTCTGCTGCCTGGGCAGTGTATGGAATCAACCCGGCGCGGACTAAGCAGGTTGGGTCGAACACCACGATCCGCACAACGAGCGCTATCTCGCTCCAGTTTGTCAACAACACGGCAACAGCGGACGTGATATCTCGCGCTACCGGCTCATGGGTGACTGACGGCGTACAGGTCAACGATGTCATCGCCATCACGGGCTCGACTCAAGCGCCGAACAACTCGCAGTTTCAGATCACGGCGGTAACTACGCTCGTGCTCACGCTTGACGTATATGCGTCACTTGTCTCCGCTGGCCCGCAGACAGTGCAATGCGGAATCACGCGCCCCACGAGCGAGGACATCGCTTTCAGCACGATCATCGGCCAACATATCAAGGCTGGTGTAATCAGTGCCGACAAGTTCACTGCCGACTTGGCACTAATCAACAAGATGATTCGTTCAGCCAACTACGTTGCCAATAGTACCGGTTGGGCAATATGGACCGACGGCGCAGGTGCAGGTAACGCCGAGTTCAACGGGCTCGGCAGCACGGTGCGGATGCGGAACGCTCTAGTTGGCTCGTTAACAGTTGACAACTTCATCCGCATGACAACCGGCGGGTTCATCGAGTCGAGCAACTTCGCTTCTGGCTCTGCTGGTTGGCGTCTCTCACAGACGGGCTTTGAGTTTGTCGGTGGCACGATCCGTACCGGCCCCACGTCTGGATCTCGCATCGTGCTCGAAGGTGTGGACGCTGCAGCCATCAAGTTGTACGGCACTGGTGGTGTGTACTCGGGTGACATCCGCTCCGGCACGTCTGGCTCATTCGACATCCGTGGTTCCTTGACAGGCAACTACCCGCGCATCTCGTTCGTCGCTGCCGACGGTTCACTTGGACACATTCAATATGGTGCTTCAATCAACACGTTTATAGGTCAGGTCCGAATACCAGATCTTCAAGTGCACGTAACGAGGTTCATGCAACAGAACGGATTGGGCGAGGGTGGTGAATTCATCCTGTCTGGTTCAGGTGGCTACCAGGATTGGGCGATCGACAACTTCAACGGCGCCGTGCGATTCCACTCAGGCGGCGCAGTACCCATGACGGTCAACTACACGAGTGCTACTGACATCCGGTTTCCGAACGGGGTTCCGACACTTGGTGGAACACTGGCTCTCGGTGCCTCGATATCGTCGGGTCAGTTGTCTATCCACACGTCAACACGCCGTGTAAAGCGCGAGATCGCAGAACTAGCACCCGACGACGTGCTTGCGTTTCTCAAGTTGCGCGGGTACTCGTTCAGATGGAACGAAGAGATTGAAGAGGCGACCACGTACATGGCGCCCGGTAGCAAGTACACTAGCGTCATGGCCGAAGACGTGCACGAAGCGCTTCCGTACAACAACGCAGCGCTTGACGCCGAAGGCATGCCCGGTGGTGTCATGGGCGAATCGTTGTGGGCGTACCAGGTCGAGGCCAACCGCTGGTTCAACGATCGGTTGACTGACATAGAGACCCGACTGCTCGCGTAAAGTGCGATGATGTAGTGCAGGTGTGGACACTGAGGAGGAAATCAAGTGCAGGGAACACCAACAATGGGAGACGCGGCAGTGCGAGCGGCAGGCGAAGCGGCTGGTGAAGCCGTGTCCGCGCTCGTGCAGCGGGCCGCCGTGCTCCAGGCACTCCTCGAACAGACCACAGAGACACTCCGCAGCATGACCGAGGAGCGGGACAGGCTGGCCACTGCTCTCGAAGCGACAAGCGAGCACCGTGGCGGTTGACCTGTTCTCGATCCCATATGTGCCAGCGCGGTGGAAGACTCAACTTCCTGCTCGCCCGCACAGGTCGGTTGACTACATCGTGATTCACGACATGGAGGCACCTGAGCGGGCGACCACGGCAGAGAGCGTGGCTAAGTATTTCAGTACAGCAACCAAGAGATCGAGTGCCCACTACAACATCGACGTAAATTCTGTCGTGTGTTCCGTGCTCGTGCAGGACGTGGCATACCACGCTCCAGGTGTCAATCACAACGGAATCGGCTTGGAGCATGCTGGCTACGCCCGACAGTCTCGCGCCGAATGGTTAGATTCGTATTCACGTACGATGTTGGAAGAGAAGAGTGCACCGCTCGCCGCAGCGCTGGCTGGTATCTTCGCCATCCCAATTCGTTTCGTGGATCGGGTCGGACTGCGCAACAATGTGCGTGGTATCACAACCCACCACGAGGTGTCACAAGCGTTCAGGCGAAGCGACCACTGGGACCCAGGACCCAACTTTCCGATCGACCTGTACCTGACCTGGGTGCAGAACAACGCGCCGAAGGCGGGAGACGAGTACATGGGGCGTCAGAGCGATGTCGTAGGTGTGTGTGTTGATCCACTAACAGGCGGAACGTACGGAGTTACGCGTAACGGAAGTGTCCTGGTCAAGCAAATGGCAGGATTGGTACCTGCGTACCGTGGTGACCTTCTGTCCGTCGGTGTGATTACGGAATCCGTTGTTGCAATCGCAGCCAACCGATCGGGCTACACCATGCTCGGCCGTGACGGTGGTATCTTCAACTTTGGTACGCAGTACAACGGCTCGTACTCCGGACTGTTGCCAGAGCACCGCATTGGTGAGCGCGAGTTTGTGGACATTGAGTACGCCGAAGACGGGCAGACGTACATCTGCCTTGCGGATGACCTGTCGCCGTATCACTTCGGACCTGTGTAGAGGAGCGTGGACACTGTGTATGCGCTCGTAGACCTGTTTGGTGTAGCGGCGATCATCACAGCGTTCGGCGCGCTCATGGGGACGGCCACGGCGACATTCATAGCGCTGCGGACCTTGTCGCGCGTCGAGAAAGGAGTCCACGAAGTCCACAAGGAGGTCACGACCTTGAACGGACAGACCATCGCTATGCTCGCTGACGCTACGGAGTCCCGCCGCATCGACCTCATCCCCGAAGAAGAGCGGACCCCTACCGAAGTTGGGCACATCGAAGAATTTGGTAGTGACCCACATTGATGCTCGCTATCGGAGAGAACGCTGTTTGGTCCGCTATGCCCGATGAGATCCGACTTGCCCTGATTGGAGCGATGGTCGCCGTCATCGTCTCGTTCGGCGCACTCGTCGTCCGGAAACTGAACAGCATCGACACGGCCGTGAATCACCGTGGCAAGATGCAACCGACAATCTCCGAAGACGTAACCGCCGTACGCGAAGCGGCCGAAGCCGCTGTACGCCAAGTCAATGCGATCAACAACCAAACAACCTTCCGCTACGAAGAGATCAACCAAAGGATCTCCGAACTCGAAACCGGAATGCTCCGGCTCGGCAGGTTGATCCGCATTATTGGTGAAGCACTCGACGTTGACCTTCCACCCGAACTGCACCGCCAACCGAAGGGGACCACAACATGACCAACGAACCGGCAATCACCATCGCAACGATCCTCGCCGCCGTCCAAGCAGTCCTCGCGCTCGTCATCGCG